AAGTTCTGTGGTTGCATAGCTTGTTGATACTCTTCAGACTCTGGATCTTGATCCATCTCTGCAAGCTTCATAGCCATCTTCTGCTGTGCATCAAATAAGAGTACCTCTTCAATCTTAGAACGCTTCTGTTCAAGCATTTCATTGTAAGAGTACTCATCAACAGCTGTGTAACTAACACGAGTGTTTCTTTTAGCAAACTCAGATACTAATGTATTGATTACGTTAGGTACAATAGGATAGAACTTTAGTTCTAATGCAGAAGCATCTTCTCTTGTAAGTGTATCAATAAGATCAGCATGCTCATTGTCTTCTTCAACAACATAGTCAGTTCTATCAATAATACCTTTAGCTAGTTTGTAGTTCTTCATGAATCTGCGCGCATTTCTGCGTACATGTTTCAATCCCTCCCACTCTAACCAGTCCATATTCCAAGCAGCCCATTCCTGGTCCTTCTTAGATTTAGGTAAAAACTGAACAGGTTGATTGAGAGTACCCATACGGTTGTACTCACCCTTAGCCCCATTCTTTAACTGCATCGCATTATATACCTGCATACTATCTGAAATTTTTAAAAGGTGATCGTGGTACTTTCATACCATCAAACTTATGCCCACCACCACCCATGTGACGGAAAGGGCTCATATTTAATTTACTGAAATTATTGCGGTTATCCAAGTTTTTTGCTGCTCCTGTTTCCTCATAACGCTTTTTATAACCCCTATTTGCTTGCTGCACTTTAGCAAAAGCAATTAAGGCTGCAAAGGATACAAGTCTATCCACGTTGACTCCATCTCTGTAAGCCATCATTTCTTTGAGCAACATTATATCTGGGACTCTCTCAATACCATAGGTTGTCTTAACTACTTTACCATCATCAGTTGTTTGCTGATGAATCTCTTCTTTCAAGAACTCAATAGCATAACTTACCATATGACTTTTAAATAAGGTACCTGTGTTACGCCATCCGTACTCTTGGAATACGTTAGCGTTTGCGCCAATGTCTTTTAAGAACAAGATCTGCGATCTAGGTACTAGATACTTCTGTTTCTTTCTGTACATCATGTGGTTGATGAACTGGCTAATGTTATTCTCCACAATAGTCCAGGCATTATACCACTCAATAATTAACTCTAAGCGCTCGTGTGTTTTATTGATATCATCAAAGCGTCCGCACCAAGCTGCTACAATCTTATCATTCTCTATAAAAGTCTCAACCTTTTCACCATCATTCCTAGTTACCTCTACAGGTGTCTTATAGACATAGATAGAACATAAGGATTCAGATGTAGTTGTCTTACCTTCTGAGACGGGGTCAATACTTGCATAGTACATCCCAAACTCAGGATCCTTTACAGGGCGTTCATACACTACAAGGGTACCAGTCTTATCTTCTGTGTTCTTAGTAATTGGAAATTCTGATATAGGTAACTTGTTTGTTTCCTTTACAGCAGGTAGACCGTGATCATCTCTGTAGATATCTAAGAACTCATATGGATACATCTTATCTTCAATCCTGCGTATCTGAGCAGTCACTAAATGAGAAGGGAATACTGATACAGTTCTAAAGTCAAATGCCTCTTTAATATTTCTAGGGTGCTGAGATATACGGAGTTGATACTCAGATGGATCTAACTCTCTCTTCCATTCAGCAAACTGTTCATCTAAGGCTAACAGTGCTTCATCTACTTTAGAGTTACCATAGTTATCAATGTAAGGTGGCATTGACCATTGCTCAGGAATAAACAAGCCTGTTCTACCTATAACACCTGTCTCATCAATAAGGTTAGACTCAACTGAGTAGATATCATTTGCATCAGGTCTAGTGATCATCTTCTTAAGTGGTTCACACTGAGACAAGTCACCCACTGATCCTGCAGCAATAAACATCCCGGTAGTCATGAATCCCGATTTCATAGCAGGGCGGATGTACTCAAAGGTTGTATCCATCTTAGGAGCAATACCAGCTTCCTCATGGAAGAAGTACTTACAGGGTCCCCCTACCCCGTTGGTAGGGTCTTTCTCAAATGACATACCTTGCATTACACCTTTAAGACCTATCTCAGACTTACGTTTCTGTATACCTGTGGTAGTCTCAATCTTTTGCTGCCACATCATAACCTTGTTAGGGTTCATAGGGCGGTACCAAGCGGTGTGTTGATTTAAAAATGCCTCGTATTCATTTAAGAACTTCCAAGTTCCTTTCTCATTTATATAGTCTTTAAGACTAGCTCCCATCTTAAGGGTAACCCCTTCTTCAAACCATATCTGATTAATTAACTTACCAGCATGGTAGTATGATGATGCAATCTGACGTTTCTTTAAGATAGCAGAATGTCTATAATGTAACTCTGCTAAACATTCATACAGAGCTAGATGATACTGAGCATCTCTCACATCCGCAAAACCAAACTTCTGAATCTCTTTATTAAAGATAGGTAGAAAGTTTAACCACATATAATAGTCACGTGGAATAAACCAAGCGTTACCATTGCTTTTATAAATAGCTCCGGTTCTACACTTGTTCTTCTGATCATTCCAGTATACAATAAAGTCCTTAGTACCCTGAGGAGACTTGCAGTAGAACCCTTGAGTATTGAATTGTCTAGCCTGTTCATTAAACATTAAGCTAGTTTCATCAAACTGATACTGACCTGGTTCTTTAAATATGCTAACTACAAACTCCTTAAAGTCATCACGGGTAGGGAAAGTAGTTACTGACCACTCTCCATTCTCCCATGTAGGAATCTCTATATCAAACTGTTTTAGCATGTTTCTTTTTTAGTGTGTGCAAAAGGTCTTTAAGTTCTTTAAAACCTCTGAGTTTGATTTGCCCATTAAGATATGCTTCAACATCTTCTCTAAGAACAGCATGCCATTTCTCAGTGTAGATATTATAGTGTAGCATATAGTCATATAGGTAATCACATTTGGTCATATGCAAGCCCCGCCCCGCCTCTAGCACGGCCCGCCTGCTCTTCCTGGAGGTCTTTGTACGCACCTTTGTAGGCTTCTCTGATTTGTTGATACTTTGACGCTGCGTTAACGAGCGCTGTGAGGTTGCCATCTCTTCCATCGGTTATGTTTGTTGTTTCCATATACCTACCAAGTCTATCAAGCATCTGCTTAATACCATTGTAAGCTCTGGAGGTTGGTGTCTCATAAAGTTTCTTACAGAACTCTAACGCTCCTGGGATGTAGTCATCTTCAGATGTAAAGTCCGCATCTATTTCCGCTAATATAAGCTCTTCTTTGTCATCATCTGCAATATGAAAGAAAGGATTTATATCTGGGTTCGGACAACTCATATAGAAAAGATACTGATAAACCTTAAGGTAGTTCTCAGGATACTCATCCATAATGCGTCTCAAAGTAGGTAAAGCAAAACAACTCTCGCTTGGTATCAGTGTACCATTCTCAATATCAAATAGTTTTACTAGCATAATTTTTATTTTTTATCTTCAACACAATAAAAGTAGTATGGACTATTCCCATAACTTCTGTCTATTTTTTCTGAGGACAACTGTTCTTTAAATATTTTTAACTTGGGAGGATTGTCTTTATCATAAGGTATAATAAAATCAGGATTATGCCATCTTAGTAAATTATTAGGCTGTGCACAAAAATTACCATCTTCAAGTGCTATAATATGGTAACACTTGCTGTCCTGATGATTAGAATATCCTAAGTTTAACTCGTTTAAATCACCCTCATAATCATCTATTGTAGTAATGTACCTACCAGAACGCCATTTCATATCTCTACAAAAAACATCTACTACTTTATTTTGTAAAAAAGAAAATGTAGTAACCGCTATGTTATTACTTTGACAATCCCAAGACTGCAACATTGATAATCTTTTTTGTTCATTCTCATCTAATATATCAAAATCTTCAAGATGAGTAAACGCTGAAATAGGCATGTTCCAAAATATTGCACCAAAACAAGATTGAAAATGGAAATGAAGAGGTCTATTAATCATAGACTTAGCACCAAATAGATATCCTGATGTTAAACCCTCTTCTTGGTTTATATACTTATTGCGAATGTAGCATTCTGTAAAAGGAATATTTGCATTAAGCTGTGCCATTTTCTTTAAGTTGGTTTATTATATTAATGACCTCATCCTTAAGATAAGGTACATTGTATTCTACTATCTTGTTAACTAGTGGTTCTCCCAACTCATCATATAGTACAACTCTGTTATCATAAGCATCTTTACCAGCTTCTTCAAACACGATGTGTTCTATAATCATCTTACCCGGTTTTAACTTAGGGTTATGCTTGATGATCATATACATATACAGACTTAACTGTAACGCATAATGGTTAAGATTACAATCATCCAAATGATTGAGTGGAGCAAGCATTCTATCACTAACTCCTTCCCAATTAACATAAGACTCAGTCTTAATTTCTTTATTAGTTTTGTAATCATATATGTTGACAGTTCCTTTAATTACTTCCACCCTATCTGCCTGACCGCATAGTCCTGCACTCTTAAGATACACCATATGTTCCGGGTATATACCTTCTTCTAACTTTTGACTAGGCGCATTCTTAACACCATCTACTTCAATAGGTTTAAAAATAGGTATGATGCAATCATCCTTCTCTATAGTATCGCATGATGTGTAAGCAGCTTCTCTCTGGTTATGGTACCATGTACCCAGGTTTACAGCTTTCTGTGACTCATTCTTCCAAGCTTCTTTAACATCATCTACGCTCATACCATACCATTTGCTCTTCTTATTCTTTACAGACTTAGCAGCAATAGTATCAGCATCAAATGGTTTCTTGAACTTAGATATAACACCAGTTACACTAATCCAAGATATGTTCTCATTAGGGTCAATGCTTGTATAACTGTGAGTATCGGGTTTAAATACTATCGCCATAGTTTTCTAGTTTAGCGTTCATATCATCTTCTTCATCTTCTGTCATTATAGCAAACCATCTTCCTTGTGGGCATGCTGATGACATACTATGTGTCTTATACTTAAGAGAGCATCCGCAGTCACCGCAACAAGGCTGTGTACCGGGTACCTCACATTTAGATCCTTCTAGATCAATAAGTGGACACGCTTTACATATCTCATTGCGCCAATAAGCAACACGCTTAATCTTCTTTCTAGTAAAGTAGTAGTTGAATACTCCTTCTAGGATAAACCACTTATTCTTCCAGATCTTTCTTATTTTTTGTAGCATACACGCTTTGTTTGTGTTTTATACGTCTGTCTTTTTCTTTAACAATCATATCCTTAATTCTTACAAGTTGCTGGTGCTTGTTATGCACAGACTCATATCTACTGAATCCTGTAAACTCCTTAGGGTTAAGTGTCTTAAGATGCTCATGGCTAATGGCTAAAACTTTATTAAGTTTAGCTTCATTGATACTGAATGTACCAAACCCCTTAAGTTTAAGATTAAAGTGGTCCTTATTAGACATAGCTTTTCTTAAGTACTCCCAGTAGAATCTAATCAGCTCTTCTGCAAAAGCTGGATCCTCTTGTTGAGAAGCAAACTCGTTAAGCAGTAGTTTCAGACTCTTTGGTTTCAACTCGTAGTATTTTATATTCTAATAATATGTTGCCTGTAATCTGAATGTTCAGCTCTGGGTTCAGTTCAATTGTCTTCTTGTTCTTACCATTCTTCTTCAACAAGTTCTTCTTCTCCGCTTTGGTGACAGCGTTTCTTACTGACTGTGCGCTACTAAAGATCTTATTCTTTGTAGCGTTTTCACAAAACTCTGTAAGCTCTGTCTCTCCTGATAATGCTAAGAACGTAACACAATTAAGGTCCAAATCTGATAAATTCAAATGCTTAAGATGACAGTGTACAGAAAGTTGAAACTTAACTATACTCCATAGGTCCATCTTAACAGTCTTACGTACCTGATTTACAATAGCCATTATTCTTCTGTGTTAGAGGGTTCTGGTGCTTCTTTAGATGGTCCAGCTAGCATTTGAGCAAGCTTAACCTGAGCATATGTAGCGCGAGCACGTTGATCTTCTACATCAGCTACTAAGGTTTCATATTCTAGTTGTACTTTAAGGAACTCAATTTGTTCTTTATAGAATGCAGATAGCTTAGATTTTCTTTCAGCCATCTCCTGAGGAGACATCTCTTTTGGTTGGTTTTCCATGATGTAACTTATTTAGGTTTAGACAAATATATGCTAAAAGTTTAAACTTACAACATTTAAACAAAAAAAGACCCACTAGCAGATCTCACGGTATGCCAGTGGGTACTTAACCTAAATCATATATCAACCACAAGAGTTAAGCGCGTTTACCGTCTTCTTCTCTCTTTGCTTTTATGTATCCTGTTAACTCAGCAATGTTAGTACTCAATTGAGTCATATGCGTTGTAAGGTTATCCATCTTTAGATCAAGCTTCTCGTGTGCAGCTTTCTGATCCTCCTTAAGTATTTCCATTCTATTATAGATGCTTGTTTCTTTAGCCATAAGATCTGTTTCTA